GTGCATGAAATCAACAAGGTTCTTTACCGATTTTAACGGTACAAGAAATTCTTAATGATCGAATGTAACAGGAGTGGAAAATACCACCATTATACGAATACAACTACATAGTTGATTCCTGGTCTTTCAACCAAGTCTCAGTCTTCACGTTTTGGACTTTAACTAACGATTTCAGAATATAAAGATCACTTGATATTTCTATCCGTCTCTTTGTATCTGAAGCACGTAAACTAAGTTCCATTGCGCGTCTCTCTCCTTCGAGTTTATCTAGATGCTCCATTAATTCCTCCAACTTAAGAAGATGAGAATCAACTTCTAAAAGTTTGGCAAGTTTAGTGAAGTATCTATCCATAATTAGATCATAAAATAAGTCTTTTACAACAAACATTCATGACCCAGGTTCTGGTGTCACGAAATCAATTATAGGAGTATTGACTTTCATATCAATACCCTTATCCTTAACTACGTAACGAGATAGCAATCTTTCCGTAAAACGAGAAGAAATACTATCCATAAACTCTTGTGACACTAAGTAAGCCGATAATCGTCTTATTCGTAATCGGAGAACGTATTCCAACGCCCCTTCATAACGATTAAGATAGATTGCCTCCCTATCCAAATCTGAGTCCAGAGAATCTGAACAGAGATTAAATAAAGGCAGCTTGCTTTCCATAAGTTTGGTCACTTCTCGGAATTCCTTAACGGAAACCCGAGGAAGTCTTCTTTTTCCGATTGAAATATCGAATAAAGATAGATCTACCAAGCGTTCACACAATCATTTAATGGACACTAATTGGTTTTTAAACATACTAGTATACAATGAAATAATTGGATATGCAAGGTTCACTGAACCAAACTTACTACAGGTACTTAAAGCGAGTGAAGAAGACAAATTCTTAATAACTCCCTTCTTATACAATTTCTCTGCAATCAGAACTCTTCCAGGTGCATTATCTTGGGATGCTAACATTTTTCATGAAAGCGCCGAGACGTCAACACCATCCAGAGAAGTTCTTTTGGCGAACTCTACAACTGGTCTCAATTGTTGTGATACAATTGATTTTGACAAGTTAATAGAGACTCCAAGTTCATCACATATTCTCAAGTATCTTTCGGCCACAGCCTTATCGAAAATTTGAATATCATCACCCAATATCTCATAGCCCGTAAACCAAGGTTCACGATCTA